GGGGTACAGATGTTCTACGTAAAGGTTTTCATGACGATATATGGATTGCTAGTTTAGAAAGCAAACTGCTACAAATGAAGCAAGATGCTGTTATTAGCGATGTACGTTTCCCTAACGAAATTAAAATGATCAAAAGACTGCGTGGTAAAGTATACCGTATCAAACGTGGGCCTAATCCTATATGGTTCGATGATGCTATTAAACAAAACGAACATAATAAAGAAGCACTAGTTACTAAGAATATGATACTTACTGATAAGATGAAAGAGCAACACCCAGATGTGCATATTAGTGAATATGCTTGGGTAGGTGAAAAAGTTGACGGTGTTATTGAGAATGATGGGACTTTAGAAGATCTAGGTAACGCTGTTAGAAGTCAGGTGTTAGGTCTCCCTGCTTCCAAGTAACACCTGTTTTTTGCATAATTCTTTGACAGTTAGCACAAATAGTTTTTAAGTTGCTATGCTTACAATTAGTTAAGTTTCCGTCTATATGATACACATTGAACTGTTCAGTGTGTTTGCTTGAATATCCACACTTATCACACTTGTCTTTTTGACGATATCCTGCTTTATGCCAAAACGGTATTCCGGGTGATCTGCCACTAGCACAACGATCACATTTACTTCTATAGTATGGTGTTTTGCCCTTGTAATAGTTAATAGCAACTGGGCGTTTCTTGCATTGCTTACATAAAGACCTAGTCATAACTGTATTTATCACGCCCTTTTCAACCCCTTTTCATACGTATATTAAGTAGCATTTTTCCTAGATCTGTATAAATACTTTTAGAAATACTAAAACCATACAAGGAGTATATAACATGGCACTATCATCACCCGGAGTTGAAGTTAGCGTAATCGATGAAAGTTTCTATACCCCAGCCGCTGGTGCTACAACACCTTTAATTGTTGTTGCTACTGCTGAAAGCAAACCATCAGGCACAGGGACAGGAACTGCGGCAGGTACACTAGCATCAAACAAAAATAAAGTTTACTTAATTACCAGTCAGAGAGAGTTAACAGAAACCTTTGGTAATCCAACTTTCTATACAGACACTTCTAATAACCCACTACATGGTAACGAATTAAATGAGTATGGTTTACAGGCGGCTTATTCATACCTAGGCGTGGCTAACAGAGCGTATGTTGTAAGAGCGAATGTAGACTTAGGAAAATTACAAGGATCAAACGATGCACCAGCAGGTGCTCCAGCAGACGGAACTTATTGGTTCGACACTGACGATTCTTTATATGGATTATTCCAATGGAATGGTTCTACACAAACATTTACAAATAAAACACCAACTGTTATTGGTGCATCATCAGATCTTACAGGAGTAAGTGGTGCAACATACACAGGTGTTAAAGGAAGCGTTGGCGCAAAAGGCGACTATGCTGTTGTTACTTGGAATACAGAAAACAAAGTTTGGTACAAAAATGAAGATAACATTTGGGTACAAGTTGGTTCATATGACGAGTCAGCATTTGATGCGGTAGGATTTGCTACATCAACTACTTGGAACTCAACTACTTGGAAAACAAGTTGGCCAACAATTACTGCTACACTAACACCAAGTGCATTAGGAAGCACAAACGTTATTATTAACAATACACAGGTTAACAATGCAGGTTCAACACCAGCAACATTTGTACAAGCAATTAACGATGCGGCTATTCCAGGTGTTGGTGCTAAACTTGATGCTAATGATAGAGTTAAAATCTACTCAGACGGAACTTCAAGCACAGATGGTACAACTACTGACGGTGCTATTTTAATTGAAGAAGGTTCAGGACAAATTTTAACTGACTTAGGTATTACAGCAGGATATTTCCATTCACCAGAACTACAAATTTCAGCACACAGTTCAGTTCCATTATGGAGAGCAACTGACAGGGTTGAAGTTGGTGGAACAGGTTACAGTGGATTAAGACCTACTGGTTCTGTTTACATGAAAACTACTACACCTAATTTAGGTGCAAGTTTAAAAGTTAAATTATACAGCACAGGTACAGGCTTATGGTCAACTGTTGCAACACCAATTTACAACAGTGCGGCAGAAGCAATTAAAGCACTTGATTCCGAGGGTGGAAAAAATATTCCAACTGGAACATTATTTGCTTTAGCAAACACAACTGAAGACTCAAAACAAATTGCAGACTTCAAATTGCACAGAAGACTAATTCCAAGTCCTACAAGTGCAACTGGTAGTGTTGCTAACCCAACTATTAGTGCTGGTACAAAAACATTTACAATCGCTGAAACAACAGCAGGTGCAACAGCATTTACAAGTGCAAGTGTAAGTTTCACAGGCACTGATGCAGATGCACTAGTTGAAGCAATCAGTGACGCAGGATTAACAAACGTGGTTGCAGAAGTTACTGCAAACGGAAATGTTAAAATTAGTCACACAGTTGGCGGCGAAATTAGATTAACAGACGGAAATGGTACTCCGTTAGCAACAGCAGGCTTTACAAGTTCAGTTGACAACGTTTATGACGCTGGTAGCCAAGCAAGTGAAGACCTAGTTATTTCTAACTGGAAGCCATTAAGTTATGAAGCAAAAGCAGGTGCACCTACAAGTGATCCAGAAAATGGAACACTATGGTATAATACTACACTTGATGAAGTAGATATTATGGTACACGATGGTACTACATGGAGAGGCTATAACAAAGTATATAGTGATGCTGATCCTAAAGGCCCTATTGTTTCAGCAACTGAGCCTACACAACAGTCAGACGGAACTTCACTAGTAAATGGTGATCTTTGGATTGACTCAGGCAACACTGAAACTTATGGACAAAAGATTTACAAATACGATGGCTTAAATCTAGAATGGGCGGCTGTTGATGTAGCAGACCAAACTTCAGAAGATGGTATCCTATTTGCTGATGCACGTTATGGTGAAACAGGTGTAACTGGTGATACTAAAGCAGATATTAAAGATATGCTTGTAAGTGATTACTTAGATCCAGACGCTCCAGATCCAGCATTATATCCAAGAGGTATGTTGCTATGGAACACTAGACGTTCAGGAAACAATGTTAAAATCTTTAGAACTACACACATTGATATTAACGAAAACTCAGGTAGGAATAAGAGATTCCAAGGTACTGGCGCTGTTTACGATGGCGGATCAGACGAGGCAATGGCTTCTTACAAAGTTAATAGATGGGTTGGTTGGAATACAACTGCTGAAGATGGTTCAGGATTGTTTGGTCGTAAAGCACAACGTAAAACAGTTGTTGCGGCACTAAAATCACAAATTGATACCAACGACGATCTAAGAGATGAAGAAACAAGAGCATACACATTGTTAGCGGCTCCTGGTTATCCAGAACTAACAAGCAACCTTGTAAATCTAAACATTGACAGAGGAATTACTGGCTTTGTTGTAGCAGATACTCCATTTAGATTATCAGCAAGTGCAACTACGTTACAAAATTATGGTAACAACACAGGTAATGCACTAGCAGATGGTGAAGATGGATTTGTAACATATGATGAGTATATGGCAACATTTTATCCATCAGGATTTACAACAGACTTAACTGGTAACAACATTGTTGTTCCACCAAGTCACATGATGCTTAAAACTATTGCACTGAGCGATCAGGTATCGTTCCCATGGTTTGCACCAGCAGGTACAAGACGTGGTGGTATTAGCAACGCTTCAAGTGTTGGTTATATTAATGATGAAGGTGAATTTACACCAGTATCATTAAACGACGGTACAAGAGATACAATGCAAGGTGCTAAGATTAACCCAATCACATTCATTACTGGAAGTGGATTGGTTAACTTTGGACAAGTTACAAGAGCAAGAAACGCAAGTGCATTAGATAGAATTAACGTAGCACGTTTAACAGCGTACCTAAGACGTCAATTAAATCTACTTGCTAAACCGTTCTTGTTTGAACCAAACGATAAGATTACACGTGATGAGATCAAACAAGCGGCAGAAAGTTTATTGCTTGAATTAGTAGGTCAAAGAGCACTATACGACTTCCTAGTTGTATGTGATGAAACTAACAACACACCAAGCAGAATTGATAGAAATGAACTTTACTTAGACATTGCTATTGAACCTGTCAAGGCTGTTGAATTTATCTACATACCATTACGCTTAAAGAACACAGGCGAAATAGCAACTTTGGGGGCTCAATAATGAAGATAAATAAAACTGTAAAAGGAGCAAGATAATGGCAATTTCAAGTTTAAGTAGATTTACAGTTCCATTAGCAAGTGACCAGTCAGCATCCACCCAAGGTTTGTTGATGCCAAAACTAAAGTATCGCTTTAGAGTATCACTTGAAAATTTTGGTGCTGGAAGTCCGAGTGTAGAATTAACAAAGCAGGTTATTGATGTAACAAGACCTAATGTAAACTTTGAATCTGTAGCAATTGATGTCTACAACTCAAAAGTTTACTATGCAGGTAAACATACATGGCAACCAATCACAATCACTCTAAGAGATGATGTGAACAACTCAGTTAACAAACTGTGCGGTGAGCAACTTCAGAAGCAATTTGACTTCTTCGAACAGTCAAGTGCGGCATCTGGTGTTGATTACAAGTTCAAAGGTAGAATCGAAATACTTGATGGTGGTAATGGCGCTAATGCTCCTAGCGTACTTGAAACTTTCGAGTTAGTAGGTTGCTTTGTTCAAGATATTAACTACAACCAGTTATCATACAGTGATTCAAATCCAGTTGATATTCAACTACAAATCCAATATGATAATGCTATTCAAACTAATGGTGCAGGTCAACCAAGCGGCTTAGGCGGCGCAATTGGCAGAACAATTAGAACGTTAGCAACAGGTTAATAAAAACTTTTAAAATTTAAGGTCGGAGACGTAAAAATCTCCGGCCTTTTTTTACGACTAAATAATAGTATGGCAAAGTTAACAAAGTTTTTAGGAAACGTATTCAACGGTATATTCGGAAGTGAAGGCGACATGCGTGATTATCAACACGCGGCTCGTTTGTTTACTGATGACTACATGCGTCTTGCACCTAAGGTTGGATTTTTATATCATGTAACATTTAATATTAATAATATTGCGTTACGATCACCAGATGCTAGTTTTAACAGAGCAAGTCCACAAATTGAATGCGGTATGCTAGTTAAGGATGTGAAATTACCTGGAATACAAGTACAAACAGATACAAAAAATCAATACGGTAAAAAAACAAATTACCAAACAGCAGTAACATACGCACCTGTTACAATTAATTTTCATGATGACAATGACGGACTAACCAATGCGTTCTGGCAACAATATTTTAAAGCAAACTACAACGATAGTTTATATTGGCAGGAACTTTATAAGCAAACACCTTATCAAGGATCAGAGCAATATGTTAAGTTTGGTTTAAACAGTGATAGAAATAAAAACTTCTTTCAAAATGAAGGTGTTAGCATATATCAATTAGCACGTCATAGATTTTTTGAATTTACACTAATTAATCCTATGATACAAAGTTGGGATCCGCCAAACATGACTGCTGGTAGTTCACAACCTGTAGAGAATCAAATGACTGTTATCTATGAAGGTGTAAAATATGCAACAGGCAGGATTACTACTGATAATCCTACAGGATTTGCAACACTGCACTACGATAGAACTCCTTCACCGTTAAGTGTAATGGGAGGAGGAACAGCAGGATTTTTTGGAGCAAATGGTGTACTTGCAGGAGGCTTAGATGTATTCGGAGATGTTGCAAGTGGTGATGCTTTTGCAAATCCATTTGCATTTATTGGTACTGCAATTAAAGCCAAGAACACAATTGATAATGCAAAACAGTTAACTAAAGAAGGTGTACGTAACGAAATCCAAGGCATTACAGAAAAAAGTTTAATAAGAACTGCTAGACAAACAATTGATCAAAAAGGTGCTGACAAGTTTGATGCGGCAAAACGTACTAAAGCAGAATCCGGCAATCCATCCGGAACTGCATCTGGTCAATTAGAAAACAATCAACAAGGTGCCGGGAATAATGATACTACAAATCAAGAAACCGTTGGAAGATAAAAAATGAGTACTAATGTATACACAACAGTAGGTGAATCAGCAAATAATAGTGCAGATAAAACACTAGATTTTTTTAATAGTTTTAATAAGCAAGAAATAAATTTAAAGTCTAGTGATGTAACTGCGTTTGTTGATCTATTAACAAGAAAAGGTATGGCGCCTGAAACTGCAAAACAATCAACTAATATTATTTTAAAGCAGTGTAACATTGATGAAATTGATCCGATGACAATTTATGAGGAACTTAGACAAACTTCAAACATGCAATTAACAGATACACTTGGAGAAATTTTAAATATCAATAGGCCAAAGTCAAGCACGTTAGGAACTGCAAAAGAAAAAGTTGACAACAGTGCTAAAAGAAATATCATCGATGGGGCATAAACATGGCTATGAAATTTGCCCAAGGCAGATACGATCTTAAAAATCCAGACAAATATATAGGAACAAAAACACCTATGTATAGAAGCAGTTGGGAATGGCACTTTATGAAATTGTGTGACGAACATCCTGCTATTGCTAAATGGGCCAGTGAGTCAATTAAAATTCCTTATAGAGATCCGCTTACAGGAAAATATACAATTTATGTTCCAGACTTTTTTATTGTGTACAGTAATAAAAAAGGAAAAACAAAAGCAGAAATAATTGAAATTAAACCTCAGAATCAAACTGTAAGAGAAAATGTTGGTAAGAATACATACAATCAAGCACAGTTTATAAAAAACAAAGCAAAATGGGAAGCGGCAAATGCTTATGCTAAACAGCATGGTATATTTTTTAGGATTGTAACAGAAAAAGATTTGTTCCATCAAGGGAAAAGATAAGTACTATTATGACGAAGAAATTAGAAGAATTACTTGATCTCCCAGAAGTTAAAGAAACTATGGAACAAGTAGAAGAACCAAAACAAGAAGTAGTTGATACTCCAAAACAAGCCAAGCAGATGGAAAGAAGCATTGCAGAGTTTGATAAAATATCAGCGGCGTTGCCTATGGTAAAAGGACTTGGAGAATTAGCAGATAAAGAATTAGACGAACTTGCAGATAAAGCAAAAGCAACGTACGAAGATCTAATGGATTTGGGTATGAACGTAGAAAGCCGTTATGCAGGCCGTGTTTTTGAAGTTGCTGTAGGCAGTCTTAAAAATGCTATTGATGCTAAGAGTGCTAAACTTGATAAGAAGTTAAAAATGGTTGAATTGCAACTTAAAAAGCAACAAATAGACCAAAGAGCAGGTGATACTGCAAATACAGTGGATAGTGAGGGTGTAATCATCGATCGCAACTCACTCATTCAAGAGATTTTAAACAAGAAAGAAGATAAATAACTATACATATTAGGAGTAACCATGGATTTTAAAAAGTATCTAGCAGAAGCGAATAAACAATACGATTTTGTCATTAAAGTAGCGGGCGAACTACCTGAAGGCTTTGAAGATAAGATGGAAACTGCTTTGAAAAAATATGAAATTGCAAATCTTACAGCAGGTAAGAAAACTCCTATTCAGAGTGTACCATTAGACTTTCCACAAATGACTCATACAGAAGTAACTGTGTTTGAAACTACTCTAAATTATCCAACTACACAGGATCAATTAAGACACTACATTGCAAACTTTACAAACGTAAGCGTAGAAAATATTAGAGTGCGTAGACCGGGTGAGCCATATGAAGAATATCAAAAAGAGTCAGATGATACTACATATGAATCAAAATTAATGGACGGTGAATACAAATATGATGGTCCAGATGTTAACAAAGACGACTTAGTTGTTACAGAAAAAGGTAAAGAAACATTTTTGCAAAGTCTTGCTAAAGAAGCAAAAGACAGACAAGCAGGGGAATAATTATGGCTACACGTGAAATGATTGATGTAATGAAAAAATTAAAAGACTTAGGTTATTACGATCAAGTCGATGAAGGTAAAAAAGCAAAACCTGATTACATTGACATTGACGGTGACGGCAACAAAAAAGAGCCAATGAAGAAAGCCGTGAAAGATAAAGAAAAGAAAAAGACTAACGAAGCCAAAGCATGTAATTGCAATGAAGATTGTGCATGTGGCGGTAACTGTGGTCCTAATTGTAATTGTGGACCAGACTGCGGTAAGTCAGTTAAAGAATCTGTAAACGAAGCAATTACTATTACTGCTGACTCACCAGATGATTTACCTGCACTACAAAGAATTATGAAACTTGCTGGTATGGAACCAGTAGGTCAAGACATGATGCCACAAGGCGACACACCAGACATGACTATGAAAGGTGATGACAATATTAATGGCAACTGTGGTTGTGAAGACGAAGCCGAAGGTTATGCAAATGAGCCTGATGCACATTACAGCACAACAAATGACATCACAAGACTAGCAGGCTTAAATGGTTTAAATGGTTCTAAGAATCCTAAAGACCTAAGAGTAAAAGATCCTGCATACCATGAAGACGAGCAAACCGAAGAAGGTTATGCTAATTCAATAGGCAAAGAAAAAGAAGAAGAAACATATCCCGTAGACAGTTTAGAAAAACAATACGGTAAAACAGAAATCAAAAAACTACCTCGTAAGTTTTCTATGCGAGGCGATAATCCACTCGAAGATATCGAAGAGGCACTACGCCAAGACTACATTACATTTGTTAACGAAAGTGCAGATGTAAAAAAAAAGACTAACCACTCACAAATAAACGAAGGCTTTTTCATCCCAGCATTCATATGGGCACTTAGAATTGGTTCTGCGGCCGCATCCATATATGGAACTTATGGCATGATTAAAAAATTAATAAGAATTTATGAAGATGGAAACGGTGATTGGTCTGTTTATATCCAAGCACTTCCTTTTACAGAAGAAACTTCGTCAGCAGAGTGTGGAGCATATTACAATGAACATGGTTATGCGAAAGCAGGATGGTGTAACCTAACTAGTGACGAAGGTGACGGGCCTGATCAGGCCGCGGCGGCAATGATTACAAATTTATATATAGATATTGGCCTTATGTTTGGCGGCGCTGGCCTTTTCAAACTATCAGGAATGATGATTAAAAAAATAAAAGCCAACAAGCAAGCCGCTAATGAATTAGCCGAAACAGGTAAAAAACTTGTTGAAGAACTTAGTAAACAAAACAAAGTACCGGTAATTCAAAATATTGACGAAGTTAAAAAAGTGAATGCAAGTGTATTAAAAGGTATAGCCGCTATTAAAAATGCAGATCTTGCAATTGATGTCCAAGGCGGAATGAGAGTTATAACAAACTTAAAAACTGGTGAAAAAATATTCCTAGATCCAAGCAATGCTAAAGTAGCAAATTTACTTAAACGTTTACAAAAATTCGACGGGGACACTGATATTACTGCGGCATTTAATACACTTAAAAAATATTCAGATCCAAATGTAACTTCTGGCGGTATTATTAAATCGACAAAATAAATGCGTATACACGAACTAACAGAACGTAAACTTTCTAAGAAAGAAGAAAAGACCAAGGAAAAATACGTTAAAGGTATGAAGAAAGCAAAGAGTGATTTTAAAGATCGCTATGGCAAAGATGCAGAAGCAGTAATGTACGCTACTGCAACTAAGATGGCTAAGAAAAAAGCCTAACCACTCAAAACTCCACTAAATATTAGTATGGCACAACAAGGAAAAAGTCTTGACGGTGTACTAGTTAAAAAAGCACACTCAAAGACTAGATACACAAAAGAACAAATTGAAGAACTTACGGCCTGTATGGATCCTACTACAGGTGCTAAATTCTTTATGGATAATTTCTTTTATATTCAACATCCTACTAAAGGCAAGTTGTTGTTTGCGCCTTTTGAATTCCAAGAGCGTCTTGTAGATTCATATCACAACTATAGATTCAATATTAACATGTTGCCAAGACAGACAGGTAAGTCAACCACGGCGGCAGGTTATCTACTGTGGTATGCAATGTTTAATCCAGATGTTACCGTACTAATTGCGGCACACAAATATGCAGGTGCTCAAGAGATTATGCATAGAATAAGATATGCATATGAAGATTGTCCTGACCATATACGTTGTGGTGTTGTATCATACAACAAAGGATCGATGGAATTTGATAACGGTTCACGTATTGTGTCACAAACAACTACAGACAACACAGGACGTGGTATGTCCATATCACTACTATACTGTGATGAGTTTGCGTTCGTTAACCCAACCATTGCCAAAGAATTCTGGACTGCTATTTCACCTACACTAGCAACAGGTGGTAAGGCAATTATTACTTCTACTCCAAACAGTGACGAAGATCAATTTGCACTTATTTGGACAGAAGCAATGAAACGATTTGACGAACACGGTAATGATACCGAAGTAGGTATTAATGGATTTTATGCTTTTACTGCACATTGGAGTGAACATCCGGACAGAGATGAACAATGGGCAACAGAAGAAAAATCACGCATTGGTGAAGAACGTTTTAGACGTGAACACGAGTGTGAATTCTTAATCTTTGACGAAACATTAATCAACAGTGTAAGACTTGCTGAACTCGAAGGCGAAGAACCTTTGAGAAAAATGGGTCAAACACGGTGGTACAAAGACTGCAACGATAAGATGACTTATGTTGTAAGTATGGACCCAAGTTTAGGTACAGGAGGTGACTATGCGGCTATTCAAGTTTTCGAATTGCCAACTTTTGAACAGGTAGCAGAGTGGCAACACAATTTAACACCTATACAAGGACAAGTACGAATACTTGCTGATATCACAAAAACTATAAAAGAACAATGTGAAGAAGCAACCGGACGCTTGCCACAGGTGTACTACTCAATTGAAAACAACGCCATAGGCGAAGCGGCACTTGTTACAGTCAAAGACTACGGTGAAGAAAACATTTACGGTATGTTTTTGAGTGAACCTATTAGAAAAGGGCATGTGCGTAAATTTAGAAAAGGATTCAATACAACACACAAAACTAAAATGAGTGCTTGTGCTAAGTTCAAGCATTTACTAGAGCAAAGCAAACTTAAGATACGCAGTAAACCACTTATAAGCGAATTAAAAGCATACGTAGCACACGGAACAACGTTCGGTGCCAAGACAGGAGAGCATGATGACTTGGTTAGTGCTACACTGTTAAATGTACGTATGCAACAGATATTGGCTGATTGGGATCCTGCTATATATGAAAAAATGAAGGATATTAACTCGGAAACAGTGTTACCAATGCCGGTATTCGTTTCGTTCTAATAGTATAAATACACATATGAAAGGTTTAGATTCAATAGCATCATCATTATTTGAGAAGATTCGTTCTCGCTTCCCACGCATAGAAATGGGGGACGAAAACGGAGCGCCTACTAGCGAAGATAGCAAGGCACGATTTTTTGACTTTGACTACATTGTTAACGGAGAAAATCAAGGTGCTGTAAGCATAAGCATTAAGGATCCAGATACACTTAAACTGTATTACAGCCAAGGAATGCTTGAAAACGCTAATGAAGCAGTTGAAAACGCTTGGTATGCTTTTTTAAAGGAAATGCGTTTCTTTAGTAAAAAACATATGATGGGGTTTGATGCTAGAGATATTGCAAAAACAAATTTAGATAAAAGAGACTATAAATATCTAGGTAACAAAGTTCAGGAGTCAGCAATGTATGGAAGTACAAAGTCTAGTTATGAAAACCTAGACAAAACTAAGTTAATTATTAGACACAAAAAAGAAATAAACGCAGAACAAATGGGTGCTAGAGCACGTAACATTCAGACGCTGTTTATTGAAAACGAATCAGGCGAAAGATTTAAGTATCCATTCAATCATCTAGCAGGTGCAAGGGCAATGGCTCGTCACGTTGCTAACGGTGGTATGCCGCATGATGAATTTGGTAAACACATTATTGAAACTTCTGGGAACATTGCAAAACTAACAACTTTCAAAAGATATGTACAACACAAAGACTTTATGAATTCAACATCAAATGATATTATTGAAGGTGCAACAGTTGAATTAGAAAGTTTAAGAAACCATATCAGAAAATTACAGACACAAACATATTATACACAACAAAAAGAAAACTTTATGCCTTTAGAGGCGGGAACAGAATTGGGAGAAGACATTGTAAATGATCTTACCAATGCATTTACTATTCCACAGTTTAATGAAAATTTAACTGACATGTTTCCTTTGCTACATAAGATTCATCAAAAGAGAATTGCTGAAACAACAGTTAATCTCGACGATGTAATATCCGGAGTAGTAGAAGGTTTTGATCCAGATCATTTTGATGGTGAATTTGATTGGGATGGTGTAGGCGACGATGGCGAAACAACACCATGCACTGTATATTATACAGCAACAGTAGTTGATGGTAAGCCTGTTGTACATCCTAAATCAATTGAAATAAGTTGCCAACAAGATAGTAATAGCAAATTAGGTTTTGACAAAGACATGGACCTTGAGATGCAAGACATGGATGAACTTATGAACTACGCTCAAGAAGATGCCGAAGAAAGATGGGCAGAGCGTGATAACAAATATGCACACGGCGAAGACATTGATGAATTCGAACAGTGGGCAGACTCAGTAATGAGTGAAACAATAGATAAGCAAAAAGTTGCTTTATTAAATAAAATGATTAACAAACATCTGCCAGTAGGGCCAGATGGAACAAACGCAATTAGTAGTCTTGAAGGTATTATCGACGATGAAACATTTAAGAAAGATGTTATTGCACTCGCAGACAAAGATGCTGACGCATGTGTAAGACCTTTAATTTATTCTTATGTTAAAAAGAATATGCCTGAAGTGTTAGACGATTTAGATTTTGGTGATCTAAAACAAGAAGACGACACTACTGATGTAACAATTGACAAAGACGGTGCTATGAAATTAGCAGGTCAAGATGATGGTGTTGAAGATAAAAAAGCATCAACTGAAGATGTCATTGAGTTTGTTCGCTCATTCTATGATAAAGAAACTGGAGCGTTTCCAAAAGGTGAAACGGGTGTTGTAATCTCCGCTCGTAAGCGTTTTGGTGATTCCGTAGGGGATCTAGTCGAGCGATTTGTATCCAAACTAACAGGCAAAAAGGTACAAGTCGAAAACGATGATATCGAAGAAGCAATACCGTATATGTACAAGTTACATAAACAAGGGAAGAGTGCTGAAGAGATTGCTAAAGAATTAGGCATGTCACCCGAAGTAGTAAAACAGGCTATGAAAAAATCAGCACCTGTTGCAGAAGGCGGTAATGCTTGGGATATGGCACTAGTAGATGCAGAAAAAATTATCGAAAATGCTAGTACTGTTGAAGATGCTGTTGAAGAACTAGAGCATTTAAGAGATAGCCATAGCGAAAAAGACGCTGATGACAGATATGCTAGATCAATAGTAAATGATTTTATTGAAGACCTAAAAGAAAAAGGTTTAGAAGCAGTACAACAAAAGATTAGTACAACGCACGAAGGTACTGAAAAGCAAGAGTTTAGTGATAAGCAGATAAAAATGGCTTATGGTGTACTTAATGATAAACGTTACAAAGGCGGTAACTATTCAGGTGCAGTTAACACTATTGAAAAAATTGCTAAAGGTTTATCAGATCATCCAGGTGTAAGAAAAGCGTTGAAAAAGACTAACGAAGATCTAAACAGAATCATTCATTTAGCCGGAATCAAAAAGTAATACCCAAAAAAATCTAATACTTAAATATACGTATGATGTATAAAGTATTTGACGATGTATTACCCACTTCTATGCAAGAACACCTTGAACTAACTTTCAAGGATCCAAATTTGGTCTGGATGTGGCAAGACAACACAAGTGGATTCCAAGATTGGGAACTTGCTTTTATTGCAGATAATCCAGAAATAAAAGAATCACCACAGTTTGTACACACAGTACTAGACCCAACAAAACAAATCACATGTTATACTTGGGAAATGGTCAAACCAATCTTTTACTTTTTAGAAAAAGAAACAGGTATGCAAATCAAAACTATTGAACGTGTGAAAAGCAATCTTATGATGGCAGATGGCAGTGATCCAACTAAAGTATACAATCCACCGCATATTGATAGTCCACATGATGAAAGTTTAAGCATGATCTATTATCTACATGACTGTGATGGTGCTACTAGACTGTTCAAAAATTCCCTTAGACAGGGTATGGGTAATATAGAAGTAGAAACTACTGTGGAACCAAAAAGAGGAAGAATGTTTGTTTTTCCTAGCAACAGATTCCATGCAAGTTCGAATCCAAGCAGTGCAAACCCACGCAGAATGATTGTCAACTTTGTTTTCACTCCTCAAAAGTCACTTTGGTAAACAAAGTTCAAAATCGCTATTGACTTTTACCTAAAGACTAAATATAATAGTAGATATGTTGTTAGAAACTATCTACAACAGGCACATAAAGGCAAAACATTAAGGAGGCTTATATTATGGCAACATTAGCAGAAATCCGTGCAAAACTACGTGAACAAGAAGATCGTAAAGGCGGCGGTAATTCAACAAGCGGCGGCGACAACGCAATTTACCCACATTGGAATATGGCAGAAGGTAGCGAAGCAGTACTTCGTTTCTTGCCAGACGCAGATCCAGAGAACGTGTTCTTTTGGAAAGAGCGTTTGATGATCAAACTTCCATTTGCTGGGATTAAAGGACAAACAGATTCACGTCCTGTTACAGTAAACGTTCCATGCATGGAAATGTATGGAGAGACCTGTCCAGTCCTTTCAGAAGTACGTGGTTGGTTTAAAGATCCTTCACTAGAAGATCAAGGACGTAAGTATTGGAAAAAGCGTTCATACATTTTCCAAGGCTTCGTTGCTGACAATCCGATCAGTGAAGATTCAACTCCAGATAATCCTATTCGTAGGTTTATTATTGGTCCACAAATTTTCCAAATCATTAAAGGTGCTTTGATGGATCCGGAGATGGAAGAACTTCCAACAGATTACGCAAGAGGTGTTGACTTTAGAATTAAGAAAACATCAAAAGGTGGTTATGCTGACTACTCAACATCACAATGGTCACGTAGAGAACGTGCTTTAACTGATGAAGAAAAAGCGGCAATTGATGCACATGGATTGCATAATCTAAATGATTTCCTTCCTAAGAAACCTTCAGAAGTTGAAGTTAAAGTCATTCAAGAGATGTTTGAAGCATCTGTTGATGGTGAAGCGTATGATCCAGATCGTTTTGGTCAGTACTTTCGTGCTCCAGGCATGAGTGCTCCAACTGGTGATCCGAACAAAGCATCTGCTCCGGCAAGTGCTCCAGCAACACCAACTCCAACTCCAGCAAGTGAGCCAGTAGCAGAAACTGTTGCAGAACCTGCACCAGCACAAACTACTACACCTGCGGCTGAAGATGACAAACCAAGTAGCGAACGTGCTCAAGACATTTTGAATATGATTCGCTCACGTCAATCGTAAGGAGCAAACATGGCGAAACCATTTGATGTATCAAAGTTTCGTAAAGGTCTCACCAAGTCTATTACAGGACTTGGTGTTGGCTTTAACGATCCAACAGACTGGGTAAGCACAGGCAATTACGCACTTAACTATCTTATTAGTGGCGACTTTCACAAAGGTGTTCCGCTAGGTAAGGTAACAGTGTTTGCCGGCGAATCCGGTGCAGGTAAATCTTACTTTGCTTCTGGAAATATTGTAAAATCAGCACAAGAACAGGGTATCTTTGTAGTACTAATTGACTCAGAGAATGCACTAGACGAAAAGTGGTTACAAGCACTTGGTGTTGATACAGACGAAAGTAAACTATTACGTTTGTCAATGAGTATGATTGATGACGTAGCAAAAACTGTTTCAAACTTTATGAAAGAATATAGAGAGGATTATGATGGTGTTGATCCACAAGAACGTCCTAAAGTATTGTTTGTAATTGACAGTTTGGGTATGTTGCTAACACCAACAGATGTTGATCAGTTTGATAAAGGTGACTTAAAAGGTGATATGGGTAGAAAGCCTAAGGCACTTACGGCACTTGTACGTAACTGTGTAAACATGTTTGGTAGTTACAACGTAGGTATGGTATGTACTAACCACACATACGCATCGCAAGATATGTTTGATCCTGATGATAAAATCAGTGGAGGACAAGGCTTTGTGTATGCTTCATCTATTGTGGTAGCAATGAAAAAGTTGAAACTAAAAGAAGATGAAGACGGTAAAAAGGTAACAGATGTACGTGGTATTAGAGCCGCTTGTAAGGTAATGAAAACACGTTACGCAAAACCTTTTGAAGGTGTACAAGTAAAAATCCCATACGAAACTGGTATGGATCCATATAGTGGTCTAGTTGATTTGTTTGAAAAACAAGGTTTGTTAAAACAACAAGGCAATAGACTAAAATTTGTGGACTCAGCAGGTCAAGAACATTTAAACTATCGTAAAGATTGGACTGGAGACCAACTCGAAATCATTATGAAGGATTTCGCAAACAATGGTGATAAGTATAACGGAATCGACCAAGAGGCCGATGACAATACAGAAACCGTTGAACAGGAGACTCCAATTGAATCTAAGTGACGAACAATTAATTGACCTTTGGGATTCGTTTGCTGAATTTGTCGATGTTAAAAGCAAACAAGATTGTGCTAACAAGTTTATAAACTGGTGTGTAGACAATGGTCTAGAAGAACCGATGTTATATCAGTTAGCAGATCAGGATCCTTATCTCAAAGACGCTGTAACAGAAGTATATGGCGACGAAGAGGTATACGATAATGATTATGATGAAGACTATGATGAATATGATTCGGAAGATTATTAAATGATAAATTGGTATTCGAGGATTTCAACTGATATTTCTTGCATTCCTGATGCTATACTATGGTATGAGGGACAAATGGAAGATGCTAGGATAGAGTGTGCTTTGAAAGGCAATCTTGAAAAGAACGCCTCTAGTTTGCCTGGTGTTGTAGAAAAACGTTTTGGACAACTACAAGAAATTGAAGCAATCCTCGAATACCTAAACATCGAACTACGCAGAACAAGAAGTAAATATTTTAAGCAATACTTAGAAAACTATCAAAGAGCATTAAGCAGTCGCGATGTTGAAAAATATGTTGACGGCGAAGCAGACGTAGTTGATATGGAAAAAATTATCAACGAGTTTGCACTGCTACGTAACAAGTGGTTAGGAATCTTAAAAGGCATCGACATGAAGCAATGGCAGATAACTAATATTACTAAATTACGTGTAGCAGGAATGGAAGATGCATCACTTTGATGTTATAATAATAAAAACCAATCAAAACAATTACCAAGAGTGTTATGACCGTTGTGTTGAACTAGGTTATAACAATAGATCTATTACAGGTATTCGAACAATCGATCAAGTAAACAAAATACCTCCAGCAACTTTCGGAAAATATAAAAATTATAGAAACAGTAACCATAGAGAAAATGGTCATTTTTTAACATTTTATGATCATCTAAAAGCATGGCGACTGGGTGCTGAATCTGATAAACCAACCCTAATAATTGAAGACTGCTGTTGGCAACAATGGCCTATTCCAGGCAATGTAAATGACTTTTATACTGAAGTTTTAAATTTAAGTGCCGGTGAATGGGAGTACGAAAACTCAATACAATCTTTACCTAAACCCAATTACAATATAGGCGGAGATGATTATCCTTACTTTGAAAACAACTGTTTAAAGAATGCAGATGCGTATCTTATTACACCTTTAGGTTGCAAAAAAGCACTTGAAGTGGTTAGAAAATACGGTTGGATAATTCCTAGAGTAATGTTTAACAGTATACTGTTTGATGTAAAATATTATAGAAGAAAATTATTTGTATGAACTTTAAAAAACAAGATACAAAATTAATATACGATTATATTACAACTCATGCACCTACAGACATGACTATGATTGATATAGGATCACGCACAGGTAAATGGTTGGTTCCTTATGTAACATATTTTCCTGATGCAGAATTTCATTGTATTGAAGCGTTGCCGGATCATTTTAATAGACTAAAACGTCGTTATAGAAAAGATAATAATGTATTTGTATACAATGATGTGGTATCTAATGAACCAGGTAGTGTAACATTTTATCAAGATCTTGATCGTGCAGGGTGGAGTGGATTAAGAAAACATTATAGATTAGAAAATTACAACGAACTAACACTACAAAGTAAAACCGTTGATAGTTATAACATCGATCCTTACTTTATTAAGATAGATGTAGAAGGTGCAGAACTTCCTGCACTACAAGGCGCAGTAAAAACTTTACAAAAAACTAGTCTAGTTTATTTTGAATGTAATCAAATACATTTTCAAGAGTACAACTATACTGCTAATGATTTGTATGACTTTTTTACAGAAAATAACTTTACAATACACAGTATTATTACACTAGATAAAATACCGAGAGATGTATTTTCTAATATTACACAAAAAGAACGCATTCTAGATACGGTATACGAGAGCAACTTTTTAGCAATAAAATGAATATTGTATCTTTTAAAGAAATTAATTATTTTAACATTGGGTTCAACTTACCAAATTGGCACCTAATAGATTACGATAATTCGTTAAAAGAAACTGCTGATGTGTTTTTTCAAATTAATGTACAAAAAAGCAAAACAAAAAATGTAAAATCATATCAATATATTAAAGAACAAAATAAACCTACACTAGTATGCGAAAGTAATTTGTTTAGAAAAAACAGTTTTCCTATTACAGATTCTCGTTGTTATTTTAGGTTAGGTTGGAATCATTTTTTGCGTAATGGCAATTTTAATAATGAGAATAGTCCTGCAGATAGATGGAATACAATTAAAGATTTACAAAATTTAGAAATTAAAGATTGGAGTTCACCTGGTGACAACATTCTTGTGTGTTTACAAAAACCCGGTGACAGCACACTTAATTCTTTATACGAAAAATATGGTACTTATGAACACTGGATTAGATACACTATTGAAACAATTAGAAAATATACAGACAGAAAAATAATAATTAGACCTCACGTACATCATAAGAAACTAAACTTCTTACAATTTAAATCAACTATAGATAATGTAGAAATATCATCAGTGTTCAAAAACAGAAACAAGATAGAAGGTGGCAAATCATTAGAGGAAGATTTTAATAATGCTTGGGCGGTTGTTGGGTACAACACTAACGCATTAGTTGAGAGTACACTAGAAGGAATTCCTACATTTCCGTTAAGTGATGAAAGTGTCGTTTGGAATATTAGCAATCAAAACAAATTAGAAAATATTGAAAACCCTAATGTTAATATTGATAGAACACAATGGTGCTATGATGCTGGATATATGCTATGGACTAAAGAAGAAATATCCAATGGTACAGCATGGGAACATTTAAAAGGAGTTTACTTTGACTGAACCCGTGTGGAGTGAAAGAAATCGTTTCTTAAAAGATTACAATATAGAAAATAAAACAGTTTTAGATTTTGGTTGCGGAGATAAATCTGTTTGCAACTATCTATCTTTTAAAGATTATGTAGGATATGACTTAAACCCTTTAGCAGATTATCAAATTGATTTTAACGAAGAATTTACAATCAAACATACAGCAGAAGTAGGACTTGTATTAGGAGTCCTTGAGTATTTAGATGATCCAGATAAATTTTTAAAAACTATACAACCAACTTGTAGCAGATTTATCTTTATGGCTTTAGCAATTAAGGCGCCAAAGACATCTCGTGGGTGGAAACAAGTATATAATGAAAATACACTTTTTACTTTATTGAATAAACACTTTTCAACAGTAAAAATAGCAAAAATCAACAAATACATACTGGCAGACTGCTACAAATAAATATTAACATGAAAGTTGTAATAGTAACTGGAGGGTTTGATCCCTTACACTCAGGGCACATTGCCTACTTTAAAGCCGCTAAAGAATTAGGCGATTATTTGGTTGTTGGAGTCAATTCTGATGAGTGGTTAACACGTAAAAAAGGCAAACCGTTTATGCCTTATGAGGAACGTGTAGCAATAGTTAAAGAATTAGCAGTAGTAGACGAAGTTATTGCGTTCGATGACAGTGATAACACAGCATCAGATGCAATTAGACAAACTATGTCTAAATGGCCACAAGAAGATTACATATTTGCTAACGGCGGTGACAGAACAAAAGAAAATATTCCAGAAATGGAAGTATTTCATCCTAGATTAACATTTAAGTTTGGTGTAGGTGGTGAAGATAAAAAGAATTCAAGCAGTTGGATACTAGAAGAATACAAATATCCTAAAACTGAACGTCCTTGGGGTTATTATAGAGTTTTATTTGGTGTTGGCAATGAAGTTAAGTTAAAAGAACTTACAGTTGACCCAGGTAAACGGTTGAGTATGCAAAAACACAAACACAGAAATGAACTATGGTTTGTAAGTGAAGGCACTGCCACGGTAAACACTATAGATCGTAGTACAGATTTAGACGAGTGGGCAACACTTAGTAAATTCCAAAGTTTAAATATAGATGTAGGTGAATGGCACCAACTAGAAAACAAAACTAACAAACCGTTAAGAATTATTGAAATACAATTTGGTGATAATTGTATTGAAGATGACATACAGCGTGTTGGCGTTGATGAAAATTACGGGAAAGAAGGAAAATAATGAACACTATTTTTATTGGGTATGACTCCCGTGAACCAATTGCAAGTGATGTTTGTGAATACAGTTTACGTCACACAACTGAAGAACCTATTGACATAAAATATTTAAAAATTAACGAACTTCGTGACAAAGGCATATACACAAGGCCACATGATTCGCTTAGTAGCACTGAATTTACATTTACAAGATTTTTAATTCCTTATCTAATGGATTATAAAGGTTGGGCATTGTTTTGTGATTGTGATTTTTTATGGTTAGACGATGTTGATAAGTTATTATCACAACGTGATGACAAATATGCAGTAATGTGTGTGCATCATGACTATACTCCCAAAGAAGGTGTCAAAATGGACGGCAAACAGCAGACACTTTATCCAAGAAAAAACTGGAGTTCAATGGTATTATGGAATTGTGGACATCCTAGTAACCAACAAGTTATACCTAGCATGGTAAACAAAGAAACTGGAAAGTTCATGCACCGCTTTAGTTGGCTAAAAGACAAAGAAATTGGTCAAATCAGCCATGAGTGGAACTGGTTAGAAGGTTGGTACAAGGAACCACAAGACGGAAAACCAAAAGCAATTCACTTTACCGAAGGTGGACCGTGGTTTGCAAACTGTCAAGATGTAGACTATGCTGATTTGTGGATTGAAACTGCAAACAAAACAGGTCAACAATGGAAAACAATTTAACATTCCTAAGTAAAAACGCTTCCGACGAATATATTAACATGCTCGCCAAGAGTTTTGGTGTTGCCCCAACACATTCTGATCAATTTAATTTTAATGAAACATCAGGACCTATCTTTTTACGTGGAATTTTAAAATTCAAGTTAATGCAACAGTGTTGGGCAGAACAAAGAGACTTCTATTACATGGATAGTGGTTATATAGGTAACTATAAAAGTCCAATTAACCCAAACGGATTTAAATTATTTCATAGAATTGTAAAAAACGACCTACAACACGATATTGTCGAACAAAGACCTTCGGACAGACTTGAAAAATTAGGCATTAGCATTCCTACGTGGAAGAGAGATGGTAGAAATATTCTTGTAGTAATGCCAAGTGAAAAGCCTGCAAGGTTTTATAACATTGATATGGTAAAATGGCGTCGAGAAACAGTAGAAATGATCAAAAAGCATACCGATCGACCTATTGTAATTAGAGAAAAAGCCAAAAGACAAGAAAGAATTGAAAAAACAATCTACCAAGAACTAGATAATGCGTTTGCTGTGGTAACACTACAAAGCATTGCGGCAACTGAAGCCATATTATACGGTATACCAGTATTTACACTGGCTCCAAATGCCGCTATGGAATTGGCATCTGATGATTTGACACAAATTGAACAACCAAGGTACCCTGATCAAGACGAAGTATATGAATGGGCATGTCATTTAGCCTATGGGCAATTTCATATTGACGAATTGAAGGACGGTACTGCAAAAAGGATATTAGGATTTTGAAATTTATAGCAGTAACAACACAGAATAAAGCCTATTACGACAAATTAGGAAAAAATTGCATCGACAGTTTTGTAAAATATTGGCCAAAAGAAATTACACTTCATGTTTTTGCTGAAGATTTTACATTAGATAATCACGACAATGTAATGTATCACAGTTTTGATGAACTTGATCAAGATTTTAGAGATTTTCAAGAAACAGACTACAAAAAGAGAGTGAAAATTTTCAGTTATAAAGCATTTAGTTGGTTACGTGCCTGTCAGTTTCAGGGTGTGGATCGAGTCATATGGCTAGATAGCGATGTAATTACATTTAAACCTGTACCTTATGACTTTTTATGTAATCTTGCTCCTGGACACTTTCTTGCAACCTACATGGCTGTTGTTTATGACCATAAAAAAACCAAAGGTGAAGGGTTTCAAAAAATAAAACCTGTACTTTGTGGTGAAACAGGGTTTTATATTACAAACACTAGACATTATTATTTTGAAGATTTTGTTAATCGCTATCGTGAATACTACGTTAGAGGTTATGGTGCAGAACTTAGAAGGTTTTATGACGGAGATGTGTTTGGGGCAGTGGTAAATGAGTTCCAAAAACACGGAAATATCTTCAATGATTTGGGTAATAGGAAACATAACACAATTTTTAAGCACACCGTTCTTGCAGAATACATGACACACTATAAAGGTAAAGTCAAGAAAAGTGATACCTTTGAGGTTCGCACATAATTAAAAATAAAGGATAATACATGTCAATAAAAGCAGTAGTAATTCACAGAAGAGACGCAAATAATATTGGAGATATGGCTAGTGATCCATTACAATATTTTTTAAAAGACAGCGAATATGAAAAAGTAGAT